TCCAAGAAATTAATACTAGACAATCGGCTCCACAAAGTGTAGCAGATAATAGTTACAGGATTATTTAATTATGGGTTCAATATTCAAACCAAAAATGCCATCATTGCCACCACCCGCTCCACCACCAGAGCCACCGGAAGCAGAAATTTCACCAGAAGAAAAAGAAATAATTGCAAAAGAACAAGCCGCTATAAGAAGAAGAAAAAAAGGTAAAAGTTCAACAATACTAACTGGTCCACTTGGAATACAAGAAGATGAAGAAGATAAGCTAGAAACTTTATTAGGTAAAAAGTAATGTTAGAAAAAATTAAAAAATTTTTTAAAAAAAAGCCAAAGAAAGAAGAACCAAAATTTAACAACATGGATGATTTACAAAAAGTTATAGAGGTTAAACAAGAGGTTAAGCAAGAAGTTAAACAAACATTATCTGAAACAAGGTCAGATACTAAATCTGGATTAGGAGGATAATATGAGTGCAGCAACTACTGGAGGTTCTAATAAAGGAGGTTCTCCATTCCAAATGGCTAAAGATAAAGCTAAAAAAGATAGAGAAGAAAAAAAAATAACAGAAGAATTTATTGAAATGGATAAAGAAATAGCAAAAGCTAAAACAACCACACCTGAAGATATTGAAAGAGATAATGAAAAAGTTAAAGTTTCTAAAAAGAAAACTGATTTTACATCTGTTACAAAAGACGTTTTAAATCCAAACAACGATATTCAAGAAAAAAAAAAAACCACTACTACCAATATAGGAAATGGTGGTAATGATGGTGGAAATAATAATCAAGTTAAAGTTACTGAACCTGTTATACTTAAAAAAAATATTGGTGGAACTACTGTGCAAACAACTGAAGCAAAACTAGCAAAAGATAAAAAAAAATCTGAAGAAGAATATGATGCAAGAAAAACTAAAAAAAAAGGTAGAAGAAAAACTATACTTACATCTGTAAAGGGTATAACAAAAACTTCAGCAGACTATTCACTTGGTAAACCTACTTTATTAGGAAAAGTATAATGGCAAAAACAGACTTAACCAAATCTTTATTATCAAGATTTGATAGACTAAAAGGTCAAAGACAAAATTGGGAAACACATTGGCAAGAAGTTGCAGACTATATGCAACCAAGAAAAGCTGATGTTACCAAACAAAGATCAAGAGGAGATAAACGTACAGAATTAATTTTTGATTCATCTCCAATACAGGCAGTAGAATTATTAGCAGCATCATTACATGGTATGCTTACAAATCCTGCAACACCTTGGTTCTCATTAAGATTTAAAGATTCCCAATTAGACATGGAAGATGAAGCAAAACTTTGGTTAGAAGATGCTACTGAAGTTATGTATTCTGCATTTAACAGATCAAACTTTCAACAAGAAATATTTGAATTGTATCACGACCTAATTACTTTTGGTACTGCAGCCATGCACGTTCAAGAAGATAATGAAGATGTATTAAAATTTTCTACAAGACACATTAACGAAATATTTATAGCAGAAGATGATAAAGGTAGAATAGATACTGTATACAGAAAGTTTAAATTATCAGCTAGAGCTGCTATGCAACAATTTGGTGAAGCAGTATCAACAGATATAAAATCACAAATAAAAAAAGATCCATACAATGAAGTAGATATATTACACGCAGTTTATCCAAGAGCAGATTTTAATCCTAAATTAAAAGATACAGAAAATATGCCATTTGAATCTGTGTATGTAGAATATAAAAATGCTAATGAGTTATCAGTATCTGGTTTCCAAGAGTTCCCTTTTGTAGTGCCAAGATATTTAAAAGCATCACATGAGATATATGGTAGATCACCTGCAATGACAGCTTTGCCAGACGTAAAGATGTTAAATGAGATGTCAAAGACAACCATTAAAGCTGCACAGAAACAAGTAGACCCACCACTATTAGTTCCGGATGATGGATTTTTACTTCCTGTAAGAACTGTACCGGGTGGATTAAATTTTTACAGAAGTGGTACAAGAGATAGAATTGAACCATTAAACATTGGTGCAAATAATCCACTAGGTTTAAATATGGAAGAGCAAAGAAGAACTGCTATTAGAAATGTTTTTTATGTAGATCAACTGATGTTACAACAAGGTCCGCAAATGACAGCAACAGAAGTTATCCAACGTAATGAAGAAAAGATGAGATTACTTGGACCAGTTTTAGGTAGACTACAATCAGAATTATTAAAACCATTAATTGATAGAGCATTTAATATTTTATTAAGAAGAGAACAATTCCCACCTGCACCAGATTTTTTATCTGGTCAAGACATAGAAATAGAATATGTTTCTCCTCTTGCTAAAGCACAAAAATCTACAGAGCTTTCATCAATTACTAGAGCAATAGAAATACTAGGATCACTTGCAAATGTAGCTCCTGTATTTGATTATGTAAATTTTGATGCACTAACTAAACACGTTGCTGAACTTGTAGGGATGCCACAAAAATTATTAAAACTACAATCACAAGTTAATGCAGAAAGAGAAGAAGCTGCCGCAGCACAACAACAACAACAACAAATGGCTGAAATGCAACAAGTTGCTCAAGCCGGAGGAGATATAGCACCACTAGCAAAAGCATTGCCAGAAGAAGCAAAAGCATTAGTGGAATAATATGGAAACAAAACAACTAGAAAAGTTTTTAAAAGAATTACAAACAAACTATAAAATAATATTCAATTCAGATGAAGGCAAAGAAGTCTTGGCTGATCTTGAGAAAAGATGTCATTATCATTCTACCACTAATGTAAAAGGTGATAGCCATGAGAGTGCATACATGGAAGGACAACGCAGTGTCATTCTATTTATTAAATCAATGCTGCAAACAAAGGATAAATAAAAATGTCAAATGAACAGATAACACAGGAAACTGTGCCTGTAGATCAAGCGACTACAGAGACAGTAGAACAAACACCAGCAACAGCTCCTGCTGAACAATCATCATCTTGGAAAAATTCTATTAGTGAAGAGTTTAGAAAAGATCCTAGTATAGAAAAATTTACAGAGATAGATGCGTTAGCAAAAAGCTACATCAACGCAACTAGAATGATTGGTCAAGATAAAATTGTAATACCTACAAAAAATTCCACACAAGAAGCATGGGATGAAGCATACGAAAAATTAGGTAGACCAGAATCACCAGATAAATATAATTTAAAAATTGAATCTGATGTGATAAACATGGATGAAAATGCAATTAAATCTTTTGCCGAACAATCTCACAAACTTGGTTTAAACAGCAAACAAGCAGAAGGTATTTTAGACTTTTATAAAAATAATATGGAAGGCTCTGCACAACAATCAAAAATAGATACTGAAACTGCACAAGCTCAATCTGAACAAGAGTTAAGATCAGAATGGGGTAGAGATTTTGATGCTAAAGTACAACAAGCTGGTGCAATAGCAAAAGCAAATATTAATCCAGAAGTATTAGATATGACTTTATCAAGTGGTATAAGACTTGGTGATCATCCAGAAATTATTAAAGGCTTCTCAAAGATAGCAAATATGATGTCAGAAGATAAAATAGTTTCAACTGAAAGCGAAAATGTAAATTCAGTTGCAGATATTGAATCAGAAATATCAGCTATTACTAATAATACTGATGGACCTTACTGGAATAAACAACATCCAGATCACGATAAAGTAGTACAACAAGTTTATACATTAAGAGAAATGGCTCAACCTAAAGAAGATTAATAATTTTAATCCCTTGTAATATTATAAAATTTATTATAAGGGATTAGATATAAGATAACTCGCAAGAACCTTACTGACAAGAGGGAATAGACTTCTACTCTAAAAGAGTTTAAATCCAAGAATTGCCTACTCATCTGGGTGGATAACCTTTCTGATTTTTTTATAACTAATAATAATGGAGAGACAATTATGTCATCACAAATAACAACAGCTTTTGTACAGCAGTATTCTGCTAACGTACAAATGCTATCTCAACAAATGGGATCATTATTAAGAGACAAAGTTAGACAAGAAAGTGTTGTAGGGAAAAATGCTTTTTTTGATCAAGTGGGTTCGGTAACTGCTCAGCTTAAAACGAGCAGACACTCAGACACTCCGCAAATAGACACTCCTCACTCAAGAAGAAGAGTATCTCTTGCAGATTATGAGTTCGCTGATCTAATTGATCAACAAGACAAAGTACGTCTTTTAATAGATCCAACTTCATCTTACGCACAAGCCGCTGCTTACGCAATGGGGAGAGCAATGGATGATGTGATTATTGCTGCTGCTACTGGTACTGCCTACACAGGCGAAACTGGTACTGGCACTGAATCTGCACAAACAGCTATCGCTGCTAGTGTTGGCTCAACTACAGGATTAAACATTCCTAAATTAGCGAAAGCTAAAGAAACGTTTGATCTATCTGATGTTGATCCTTCAATCGCTAGACACATTATCGTGTCTCCGGAGCAGATCAATAATCTTTTAAATGTAACCGAAGTTACGAGTTCGGATTTCAACACTGTAAAAGCATTAGTACAGGGTGAAATTGATACGTTCTTAGGCTTCAAATTTACAGTTTCCAATAGACTTGCAAAATCTGGTAATGACAGAACTTGCATAGCTTTCGCACAAGACGGAATCACTCTAGGTGTTGGTAAAGATGTAAGTGCAAGAATAGACGAAAGAGCAGACAAATCGTATGCTACTCAAGTTTACTACTGCATGAGCATTGGTGCTACTAGAATGGAACAAGCGAAAGTTATTGGTATAACTTGTACAGAAGCATAATAGGAGGAAATAATGGCTACAGTTTATTCAATACAAAAGACTAAATGGAATCAGAATGTTCCTTCAGAAAAGATAGATACTACTGAACTAGCTGGTAGAGTAAGAGTTGCTCATGCGGAATATGAAGCAGCTTCTCTAGCATCTGGTGATGTGATTCAAATGTTTAATTTACCAAATGGTGCGAGAATCATCTCTGGTAGATTGGCACATGACGCATTAGGTGGTTCAACTACTTTATCAGTAGGTTATGCTGCACACACAAATGCTGCGGGTACTGCTGTAAGTTTAAGTGCTGCTGCTTATAAAGCGGCTGCTGCTTCTACTTCTGCAACTGCGGTAAATGCTGCTAACACTATTGCATTAGGTGAAAACTCTGTCGTAGATGCTAACAAGGATGGACTTCCTGTGTCAGTAACTATGGGTGGAGCTGCAGGTACTGGTACTATTCAATTAACTATGATGTACGTTGTAGATTAATAAGATAAAATTTTAGGCGGGGAAAGCGAGAGTGGAACCCGCCTAGAGTGCATGAAGAAAATACAAGATTTAAAACCTGTATTACATTTTAAAAAAGATAATTATGTATATAGGTATGTGCTAGTAGATAGGTTTCAAAACGATTCTAAAAATCATTATGGCTTTGATACTAAAGAAGAAAGAACAACAGAAGAAATATTTGCGTTAGAAAAAGATAGACAAATAAGACGTAAGTATATTATAAGGAAGTAGTATGGCATCAACAGTAGATATTTGTAATGGAGCATTAAACCAATTAGGTGCAACAACAATACTTTCACTAACAGAAGATTCAAAAAATGCTAGACTTTGCAATTCAAGATATACTCAAGTAAGAGATGCAGTATTTAGATCACATCCTTGGAACTGCTTACAGGTAAGAGTAGAATTAGCATCATCAACTACAACTCCTGTGTGGGGTTATAATTTTAAATTTGATTTACCCGGAGATTGTTTAAGACTTTTAAAAATATTAGATTTTGATTCAAACTACCAAGTAGAAGGTAGAGCAATATTATCTAATAATGAAACTATGAAAATCTTATATATTTCAAGAATAGAAGATCCTAATCAATATGACGAACTATTAAGAGAAACATTATCTGCTGCATTAGGTGCGGACATTGCTTATGCAATTACATCTAACAATACTACATCACAAAATATGTTAGTTACTTACCAAGAAAAATTAAAAGATGCTAGATTTGTAGATTCAACAGAAGGTCAAAACGTAAGTCAAGAAAATGGTATGGCAGATACTATTGATGCCGGTACATTCATAAACTCAAGGTTTTAATAAATGGCTAGAGTAGCTGCACAACTTTCAAACTTTACAGCGGGTGAATTATCTCCCAGATTAGATGGTAGAAATGATTTAGCAAAATATTCCGCTGGATGTGCAACTGTAGAAAATATGGTTATCTATCCTCATGGTGCGGCAGCTCGTAGACCGGGTACACAATATGTTGCTGAAGTAAAAACAAGTTCTGCTAAAACAAGATTAATTCCTTTTGAATTTTCAACTACACAAACTTATATTTTAGAATTAGGTAATGCGTACATAAGATTTTATAGAGATAATGGTCAAATATTATCTAGTGGTTCTCCTTATGAAATATCTTCACCTTATTTAACTGCAGAACTTTTTGATATTAAATTTGCACAAAGTGCTGACGTTATGTACGTTACACATCCTAGTCATAAAACTAGAAAGCTATCTCGTACAGGACATACCTCTTGGACATTAACAGAAGTAGATTTTACTAATGGACCATTTTTAGATGCTAATGTTACCACAACAACTTTAACACCTTCTGCTGCAGGAACAGGATCAAGAACTATTACCGCATCTGCAGTTACAGGAATTAATAGTGGCTCTGGATTTTTAGCAACTGATGTTGGTAGACAAATACATTTTAATGATGGCTATGGAACTATTACAGCCAGAACAAATACAACAGTTGTAACAGCAAATATAACTACAGCTTTTGCAAATGCTAACTCAATTACTAATTGGTATCTTGGAGCATTTTCAGATACCACAGGTCATGCTTCTTGCGTATCATTCTTTGAACAACGTCTAGTATTTGCCGCAACTACTAACAATCCACAAACAGTTTATTTCTCAAAGTCTGGTGATTATGAAAATATGGATGCTAATATTGGTGGTACTGTAGCAGATGATGATGCAATTATTTACACAATCGCATCTAACCAAGTAAACGCAATTAGATTTATGGCTACTAGCAGAACTTTAATTATTGGTACTGCAGGTGGTGAATTTACAGTTAGTGGTGGTGGAGATAATAATGCCATAACTCCAACAAATATTTTAATTAAAAAACAATCTAACCATGGTGCTGCAAATGTTAATGCTATCTCTGTTGCTAACGCAACATTATTTTTACAAAGAGCAAAAAGAAAAATTAGAGAACTAGCTTACAACTTTGATGTGGATGGTTATACAGCTCCCGATCTTACCATTCTTGCCGAACACATTACTGAAGGAGGTATTGTTGAAATGGCATATCAAGAAGAGCCACTGGCAATTATTTGGTGTGTTAGAAATGATGGTGAATTAGTTGCATTAACATATCAAAGAGAACAAGAAGTTGTTGCTTGGCATAGGCAAGTTTTTGGCGGAGCATTTGGTACTGGTAAAGCAGTATGTGAATCTGTTGCAGTTATACCAACTGAAGATAGTGAATATGAATTATACATGATTATAAAAAGAACAATTAATGGTGCAACCAAAAGGTATGTAGAATATTTGAATACATTTGATTTTGATCAAACTGATAATACATCATTTAATTTTTTAGATTCACAATTAAATTATAGTGGTGCAACATCAACATTAAATGGCGACATTTCTAATTCAGCAACTACAGTTACTGTAGCATCTGGAACAGACTTTACATCATCTGGAAAAATAAAAATTGGTGGAGAAATAATTACTTATGCAGGAAAATCTACAAACGATTTAACTGGTTGTACTAGAGGAACAGAAAGCACTACTGCAGTAGCTCACACATCTGGAGATGCTGTTAAGCAAGTTGTTAATTCTTTATCTGGATTAAATCATTTAGAAGGTCAAGAAATTAATATATTGGCTGATGGATCAACACATCCTAATAAAACTGTAGCATCAAATGCTGTTACTTTAGATAGATTTGCAAATAGTGTTAAGATTGGATTAGGTTATACTTCATTATTAAAAACTATGAGAATAGATGCTGGATCACAAAATGGTACATCACAAGCTAAAACAAAAAGAATATATGAAGTTACCGCAAGATTATATGAAAGTGTTGGTGTTGAAATAGGACCAGACTTAAACAATATGGAAAGAGTACCCTTTAGAACTTCTGCTGATCCTATGGATCAAGGTATTCCACCATTCACAGGTGATAAAGAAGTAGAATTTAGAGGAGACTATGATACAGATGGATTTATGATTGTAAGGCAAACTCAACCTTTACCTTTAACAGTTTTATCACTATACCCAAGGCTAGTAACAAATGATGGATAATACACTACATATAGTACCTTACACAAAGGCTCATGGACAGTTTATATTATCCTGTCAAATGAACCACAAAGTATTAGAAGCAGATAGACACTACATTAATGTAGAAGGTGATGCTAAAAATTTAGAACAAGATCATTTAGCTTTTACTGGTATTGTAAATCATAAACCTATCTTTGCAGCAGGTATGAAAATTATTTGGGGTCAAGTTGCTGAAGGTTGGGTTATAGCATCAAGTGAAATGTGGAAACATCCTATAGGTGTAGCAAAAGCAATTAAAAAAGATTTTGCTAGAGTTGCAAAAGAAAATAATATTACTAGAGTTCAATCTGCAATTAGAAAAGATTTTAAACAGGGTTTAAGATTTGCCGAATGGTTAGGATTAGAAGAAGAAGGTTTAATGAAAAAGTTTGGTTTTGATGGCACAGATCAATATATGTATGCGAGGATATTTTAATGGGAGCAGCAATACCTTTTATTGGACCAGTAATGAGTGTAGCGGCAGCATCATCTGCTAACGAAATAGGAAAATTTAATCAAAAAGTTGGCAATAGAAATGCTCTTATTGCAGAACAAGAAGCTGCAGCACAAGCTAAATTAACAGAATTTAATATTGCAAAATTTAATCAAAGTTTTGAAAAGTTACAATCTACAACAAAAGTTAGTATATTAAAAAGTGGTGTAGAATTATCTGGTACTGCATTAAAAATTTTACAATCAAATGCAGAACAAGCAGAGTTACAAAGAGATGTTATAGAATATAATGGTAAAGTTGCTGAAGCTAAAAAATTAGAAGAAGCAAACTTTGCTAGAATCCAAGGATCATTAGCAAGAGCTTCTGGTAGACAACAAGCTATTGGATATTTAGCTGGAGCAGGTTCTAGTCTATTGACAATGAAACAAATGGGGATGTTTTAATGAATAGAAATTACAAATCAGAATACAAAAATTATCATTCTAAAACAGAGCAAAAGAAAAATAGAGCTGGTAGAAATGGTGCAAGAAGAATTATGAAAAAAAAATTTGGTTCTAGTATATTGGGTAGAGATGTGGATCACAAAGATAGAAATCCAAGAAATAATAGTAAAAGTAATTTAAGATTACAATCTAAATCTTCTAACAGATCAAGGAATCAATAATGCCAAGAATACCTACATTTGAATCTACTATTGCACCTACTGCTGAAGTTGGAGCTGTAAAAAGCAATATACAAGTTTCACCTAAAGACAGTTTAGCTGGAGCATTAGTACCAGCAGCTAATGCGGTAACAGAGTTCTATGTTAAAGAAAAAGAAATATCTAACAAAGTAGAAGGTGGACAATTAATTGCAGATGCTAATCAAGAACTATTAGAAATAAAAGAAAAATCTAAATTAAAACCTACACCAGAAGAAGGAGTTAATTTTTTTAATGCAGGTTACAAACAAGTAGTTGATAAATATAAATCAAAAGCAAACAATAATTATATTCAAAAATACTTTGAGTTAAATATTTCATCTAACAAACCGGCTTATGTTAATAATATTTTAAAACAAACTAGAGCTAACATGGTTAAAACAAGGGTTGATCAAGTAACCAATAAAATTCAAAATAAAATAATAAGTGCTGTAGAAAGCGATAACAAATTTGATTTTGCAACTTTATCAGAATCTATTGTTTCAGATTATCAAGGTTTAGTTAATGATGGTTTAATTTCTGAACAAGATTTAGAAATATACAAAACAAAATTACCAGCTCTTATTGAAACAGAAATGCTTAGAAAAATTGCTGTAAATGATGCTTTTAAAGCATTATCTCTTTTAAGCGATAATAAAAGATATGTAAATATTACCGGAGATGAAAGAAGAGATTTATTAAAAGAATTTAGAGAAATATCAATTTTTCAAAGTAAAATTGTAGATTATGCAACTGGAAGTAAAGTATTAGAATCTAAAAAAAAAGTTGTTGCTGCTTTAAGAGGAGAGGATAAAGAAAATATTGGACTTGGATATATAGACCCAAAAGAAATAGGCATGACATATACCACAGGAAATGAAGAGTATGACAATCAATTAAAAAACTTAAACAATAAAGCTATTAATAATGAAATAAGTAAAGACAATAATTATTTAGTAAATGACAAGATTATTAATAAAATTTTAAATAATGAAATAAAAAATTCTTTTGAAAAATTTACACTTGCAGGTGAAACAGAAGCTAAAAGTATTACAGAAAGAATTGGTGATGGTTCTATTAATTTAGATGATGATAATTTTTTTGATAATATTTTTGAATCACAACAAAATATAAAATTAAATAAAACTAATAAACAATTTTTTAATTTTATAGACAAGGTAGTTCCTTTAATTGAGGGTTCAGCAAGTTCTAAATACTTTGATGATAATTATAACAATAGATTAAGTTCTTTTAGACAAGATATGTATAGTAGATTTGTTGAGGGATTAAATCAAAATATACCAGTAGCAAAATTATTAGATTCATTATCTGATAATTATATTGCTAAAGATATATTAGATTATGCTCCAACCAAATCACAAGTAAGAGATGCTCTTTCAATTTCTGCTAAAAAAGAACAACCAGAGTTAGTTAATACATATTTTAAAAAAAATGAAAACGAAACACCAAACGAATATTTAACTAGAACTACTGAATTTTACACAAAAGAAGATGGTACTATAGGACAAAGAAGAAAACAAAAAATTAAACCAGAAGATATAATGAAAGGAAGTGTATTAAATCAAGAAACAAATGAAGAAACAGACAATGAGTTTAGTTTCTTATCACAAGCTTCTGCTGCTGAAATTACTTTAGACAATGAAAATGAATTTAATAATGTAAATTTTAATTTTATTGTAGATGAATTGGAGGGTGGTGTAAAATTAAAAGCTTATGTTCTTGATCCAAAAGAATTTAGTAATTCTGGAGTAACAGTTGCTGGGGGAGTTGATTTAAGTAATAAAAATTTAAACGAATTAGAAAAAAATTTACCAAATGAACTTGTAGAAAAATTAAAACCATATTTAGGTTTAAAGGGTTATGATGCTCAAAAAAAATTAAATGAAACACCATTAAATATTACTGAAGAAGAAGCTATTATATTAAATAAATTTATTCAAAAAGACATATTAAGAACACTTAAAAAAAATTGGAAAGAAGCTACAGGAGAATCTTTTGATAATTTATCAGAAGAACAAGCAACTGCAGTAGCTTCTGTTGCTTTTGTCTATGGTAATGAAGAGTTAAAAACTTTTAATTTTTGGGATTATGTAACAGCAAAAAATACAAATGGAGAGTATGTTGGTGAATGGAAAAACGCATATAGAGAACTTATGGATTTTAAAGATAAATCTAAATCTATAAACGATAGACATAAAAAAGCAGCAAAATTACTTTTAAAATTTTTCAATAAAAAATAATATGAACTTACTTGAACAACAAACACTATTGCAAGAAGGTGGTTTTAGTCAAAAAGAAATTACAGGATGGAAACAAGATAAAATTAAAAATCTTCAACAAGGTGGATTTACTAATCAAGAAATTTCTAATGAATTTAAATTTCAACCAGATACTAAAGTTATTAAAGACTATGTTGGCAATGTAGCCAAAGATTATTTATCTGGAAGAGGTATTATAATATCAGAAGAGGAGATGCCTTATCAAACAGAACAAACTAGATCGGATCAATTAAAAGAATTAAAAAAAGATATTAAAGAAACTGTTGTAGGAGAAAAATTTGATGGAGATTATATTGCTGAACAAATATTGGGAAGTAACCTTTGGAATTTAAGTAAAAGAGCAGCAAAAGGAGAAGGTACTCCAGAAGCATTAAAAATGCCAAAACCAGAAGATTATACTTGGACCGAGGAGTTTCTTCAAACACTAGGAACATTAGTTGTTGATTCTCCACTTTATGCTGGAAGTGCTTTAGTTGGTTTACCGGGAGGTATATTAGGTGCTGGATTTACAGGTGCAATGATACCTACTACAACTAGATTAACTATCTTAAAAGTTTTAGAAAATCAAGATGAAGGTAAACCTTCTGATGTTATGAAAATATTATTAGAAGAAACTTTAATGGAAGGTGTTAAAGAAGGTGCAAAGTTTTCTGCATCCCTTGCCTTACCAATGTTAAAAATACCCGGTGGTAAAACTTTAGCTTCTAATTACATATCAAGAACTGCAGCTCAGATAATTGGTTATCAAGGAACAGGTTTAATATTAGACGAAGAAATACCAAGTATGGGAGAGTTTGCTTCTACTGCTTTATTGTTTGGTTTATTTAATATTAGATTACCTAAAGCAAAAGCAGAAAAAAAATCAAAACAAATTTTTATTGATTATGGAAAAAAACCTACAGATGTAGCTTTAGATTTAGCAAAAAATAGAACAGTAAGAGAAGATGTATTATCAAACAATGTAACAGTTAGAGCTTATGAAATAAAAGATGCTAAAAAAATAGAAATACCAAAAGAAGAAATACAAGTTACAACAAAACCAAAATTTAATGATCCTATTGCAAATAAAGCGGCAGAAAATATTTCTTTTGAAATAAATAAAATGCCAATCACAAAAGAACAAATTGCAGAAACTGTAAAACAATCAGCTAAAACTACAAAAAGACAATTTGTAATTAAAGCTATAGATCAAAAATATCCTGTACTAGAAGCATTAAGAGAACTTAATATTAAAACTAAAACAGGTATTGAAAAATTAAACACATACGAACTATTAAGATTGCAAGAAGGTATGCAAGGAAGATCAGCACACTTTATTGAGTTTGGAACTCTTGATTTTAAAACATTAGCTGAAAATGGACCATCTCTTATGTCTATTGTAAAACCATTTGTAAAAGATAGCAAAACTGAAACAGCTTTATTTAGCACTTATCTAACAAACAGACACGCAGTAACTCTTGCTAAAAGAGGTAAAGAATCTGGTGTTGATATTCCAAATGCAGAAATATTTTTAAAAAAGTATACTAACAAAAAAGTTAAAGACCCAGACACAGGTAAAATGATTACTTATGAACAAGCTGCTAAAAAATTAGATACTTATTTGCAAGATGGTGTTTTAAAATATGCTTTTGATGGAGGACTTATAACTAAAGAATCTTATAACGCATTTAGAGAAATTAATAAAAACTACATGCCTATGGCTAGAGAACTTCCTAGACCCGGAGAATCTGGATTTATTAAAGGATCAAGCAATCCATTTAAAAGATTAAAAGGATCAAAAGTAAAAATTATAGACCCATTAGAAAGTATTGTTAAAAATACAGATTACATTGTAAGAATGACAGAACTTAATAAAACTAAAAATGATTTTATTAATACTGTTTTAGAAGCTCAAAAAAAAGACCCCGAAGCACTTAGCTGGATAAAAAAGAAAAAAGGTAATTTAAAACCAATTACAGTTCAAAGAAAAGAATTAGAAAAATTTTTTGATAAAGAAACTTTAGACAAACTTTCAAACAAAGGTGTTGAGGAACTTTCTATATTTAGACAAGAAGCTGTTTATCCAGATGGTAATTCTATTTCTTTAAGAAATACAAAAACTGGTAAATATGAAGTTTATGAAGTTGGTGAAGATTTAGTTACTGCTTTTAGAGTTATGGATAATCCAAGTATGAATTTTGTAGTAAAATTTTTAACAGCACCCACTAGATTTTTAAGAACAGGTG